CGAGGAATCTCAAGGATTAGAAGGAGCAAGAAATATGTTTGCCACATCACAAAGATTAGAAGGAGTTTTATAATGGCTGTAACTGAACAACGACAATTATTTGCACCACAGATAGAATCTTTAGCAGAACAATATGCTAAGTCTATGGGCACACAGGCTGCAACACCTTTTACAGCTGCAGATATTACTGCAATGGCTCCACAAATTGCACCACAAACAGCATTACAACAACAAGCAACTGGATTAACAACAGCAGGATTAGGTGCATATCAACCATATGTTACAGCAGCAGGAACAGGATTAGGAGATGCTGCAACACAACTTACAGCAGCACAAACAGGATTAGGTGCTATAGGAGCAGCTTATGCTGACCCAGCAAAAGCAGGAATACAACAAGCACAAACAACATTAGGTGGAGTATCACCATATATTACAGCAGCAGGTACTGGATTAGCTGGAGCTGGTACAACTTTAGGAGCTGCAGGAACAGAATTAACAGCAGCAGGAACAGGACTTGGAACTGCGGGAACAGAATTAACAGGAGCAGGAACTGCAATGGCTGGTGCTCAACCTTATATTACACAAGCTGCGG